TTTAGAACTAACTTAGCAAGTACATCTACTGCAACTTTTGATGGTACTGGTAATGTTACTCCAGGTGTAACAGGTACTTTAGCAGTAGGTAATGGTGGTACGGGTCTTACAAGTATATCAACCTTACTAAACTCAAATGTAACTACCATCTCAGGAAACGCTGGAACAGCAACAGCTTTAGCAACAGCAAGAACTATTGCTGGAGTTGAATTTGATGGTACTGCAAATATATCACTTAATAACTCTAATATTACAAATGGTGCAGGATATACTACTAATACAGGTGATATAACAGGTGTAACCGTTAGTACTGGAAACGGTCTTGCGGGTGGTACTACACAATCATCTGGAAATTTCAGTACTACATTATCACTTAATGTTATCGGTATGACAGATATGACTGCAGATTTAGATGGTGCAGATTCTATTATCGTTCATGATAATAGTGCAATGACGGCAAATCGAAAAACAATCAATGAGCTAGATTTAAGTCAATTCGATAACTCAACTTCAGGATTCACAACCAATACAGGTACACTAACTGGAAATGGTACGAGTGGTAGAGTTCCAATCTATAATGGAACTACATCATTTACTACAGATAGTGGATTTACTTATTCATCAAATAAATTAAGTATTGATGGTACACTAAGAAGTAATGGTGTTGATATAATTTCAAACACTACATCAGGTACACTCCTTATTGGAGATACAACTGATGGGGATACAATAGACCAAATCAAATTTACAGTTATGGCTGGTGATAATATCGTGCTTGAAGATGGTGAAACGGCTATACAATCGGCGGTAAAACTAACTAGCTTATCTGCACAAAATTCAGAAGCAACTTCAGTAATGATTAATAGTAGTGGGATAGTTGGAACTAGAGAATTAGGTTCAAACGCATTTACTTCAACAGCCCATCCAACTCTGGCTAATGGTTCAGATAATAGGGTTGTAACCGCAACTTCTTCAACAGGTCTTAATGGTGAATCCAACTTAACTTATAATGGAAGTACTCTAACTGTAAACGGTCATTTTAGAGCTGGAGTTGGTGCAGTATCACAACCAGGATTCGCATTCACATCCCGTACTGATTCAGGAATGTATCTTGCAAATACACATGATTTAGCATTTTCAGTAGATGGAAGTTTGAGAGCATTTTTAAATGATAATGGACTTAGAGTTGATGATGCAATCGGTGTAAATGTTGATGCTTCCACAACTGATGGTAGGATTGATGCTGGTAACGATGTTGTTGCATACTCATCATCCGATAAAAGATGGAAAGAAAATATTAAACCAATCGAAAACGCATTAGATAAAGTATTAAAAATTGGTGGATACGAATTTGATTGGAAAGAACTTACAGAAGAAGAAAAGAAAACACAACATGGTAATGAAGGACATGATATTGGTGTAATAGCACAAGAGGTTGAAAAAGTTTTACCTGAAGTAGTAACTACAAGAGAAAATGGATTCAAAGGTGTTAAATACGATAAAATGGTAGCATTACTAATTGAATCAATCAAAGAATTAAAATCAGAAATTGAAGAATTAAAAAGAGGTAGATAATGGCACTAACATCATCAGGTCAAATAAAAATGAGTGAAATCGGTGTTGAATTAGGTAGGTCTGCAGATTCTGCAAACACAACTTTAAAATCATTATCAGATGGAACTTATGCAACTATTAATACAGCAAATGCATCATCAGATAGACCTGATGGGGATGCACCACACTCAATGAGTGAATTTTATTCATACAATCATTCAGCTTCTTCGTTAACATCAAATACTTTCTACTATGCAGCACTTACACAAGTTTGTTCAAATAATGGTAGTGGTACAACAGTATATCACGATGGTAGTGGTACACATCCCACAGTAGGTGATACTCTATATGAAGATTCATCTGGGTCAACAACTATGTCTGCAGGTTATTATCTTTCAGTTGGTTCTTCTACTGGTGTTGTTGTTAATTCAGAGGGCCAAGTAAGTGAATCATACGGTTGTGGACGTTCAGAAAGAAGATTAAAATACAATATAGAATATATGGGTGATTCACTAATGGGTATTCCAATGTATCACTTTAACTATAAAGATGAATCATATGGAAAAGGTAGATTTGTTGGAACGATGGTAGATGATTTAGAAAGATTAGGATTTGAAAAGGCACTAATTCGTACTGAAGATGGTATTTTTGTAAATTATGATAAGATTGATGTACCATTTCACAACATAACTAACTGATAATCAGATAGTTGTGATGATAGTGATAGTGTAACTAACTGAAAATCAACAAGTTATGTTAAAAGAATATTTAGAAAACGAAGTTATATTTACCGAAACAGAATTAAAATCAAATTTTATAGGTTGTGATTGCCCAATTATGGGAACTAATGAATCTGAATTGATGAAAGAAACAGCAGATGTTTTATGTTCTAATAGTGGTTCAGTTTTAAATATTGGATTTGGTTTAGGAATTATAGATACATATATTAGAAACCATAATCCAAAAGAACATCATATAATAGAAGCTCATCCACAAGTTTGTGAAAAGGCAAAACAAATGGGATTTGATACTTATTGTGGTAAATGGGAAGATATAGTAGATAGTTTTATAAAAGAGGGTAAAAAGTTTGATAGTATTTATTTTGACACATACGTTTTTGATTATCAAAAATATCCTCAATGGGCACCGTTCACAAGATTAGTTCCTAAATTATTAAATCCAAATGGAATCTATTCTTATTTTAATGATGTGGCATCAACTATAGAAAACGTAGAAGAAATTATAGAAACATTTAATTGGGAAAAACACATAAAAACATTACCACACCCATATAGAGGTGAACCTTATAAATTGATATGGTACATAAATAAGTGATTCTTAAAGATTCTCATATTTATATAAAAGAATTAGGAGATAATAGATGGCAGTAAACATTCCAATATGGCCTGGCTCATCATCATTTTCAGAAGGTAGTACACCATTTGGACATTATGATACCGATACAGAATTCACTTCATCAGCTGATAAAACTGCTGGATGGTGTGCTAAGAGATTAGGTTATCCTATAGTTGATATAGAACTACAGGATATAAATTTCTATGCTTGTTTTGAAGAAGCAGTAACTGAATATTCATCTCAAGTTAATCAATTTAATATTAGAGAAAACTTACTTAATCTAAAAGGACACACAACAGGTTCTAACTTATCTCAAAAAAACTTAGGTGCAAATCTAAATACATTAGTAACATTAGCTAAAGATTATGGTACTGAAGCAGGAAGTGGTGGTAATATAACATATTATACAGGCTCATTCTTATTAAGTGGTGATACTCAAGTTTATGATTTATCAGACCCAAGTACTGTAACTCTTGAAACAGGTAGTGCAGGTGTTGATAGAATAGAAATAAAAAAGATATTACATAATGCACCACCTGCTATGGTTAGATACTTTGACCCATTCGTAGGAACTGGTTTAGGTTCACAACAAATGATGGATACTTTTGGATGGGGTAATTACTCACCAGGTGTTTCATTTATGATGCAACCACTTTATGATGATTTATTAAGATTACAAGCTATTGAATTTAATGATATGGTTCGTAAATCACAATTTGGATTTGATGTAAAAAATAATAAAGTTAGAATATTTCCAATACCACAACAAAGTGATGCAGGTGCAAGAGTTCATTTCCACTACATATTAGAATCAGAAAGAAATAATCCACTATTAGGTGATTCAGTAGTATCTGATTATTCAAATGCTAGATATGATAGAATACCGTATAATAGTATTAATCACGTTGGTAAACGATGGATTGAAAAATATACATTGGCGTTGGCCAAAGAAATGTTAGGTGCAGTAAGAGCTAAATTTAGTTCCGTACCAATCCCTAACTCAGAAATAACATTGGATGGTGCTGATTTAAGAAGTGAGGCTTCATCTGAAAAAGAAATCTTAATTTCAGAATTAAGAGAAAACTTAGAAGCTACTTCTAGAAAAGCATTACTACAAGCACAACAAGAAGAATCAGAAGCGATGGAATTAACTCTCAATAGAGTTCCTCGTGCAATTTATATAGGGTAAACAATGGCATTATTTGGTGGAAAACGAGATGCAGCACTTTTTAGTAAAATCAATAAAGAGTTAATAACTGATATTATTGATACTGAAGTGTATTACTATAAATTAATTATAGATGAAACCAAAGCAAACCTTTATGGTGAAGGTAAAGATAAAACTTATTATAATCCTGTAAAAATACCAACATTAGTTGATAGAACAAATGCTGAAGCTATATTTGATGAGTTCGGTACATCTTACACAAGAAACGTAAGTTTTTATTTTTTAAGAGATACCTTAGTAGAAAAAAATGTATATCCTGAAGTTGGTGATGTAATTGAATGGAACGATGAACAACATATAGTAGATGTAACATTTACAAACCAATTCTTTGCTGGAAAGAATCCTGCAACTTGGGATGGTGGTGATTCACAAGGATATAGTGTATCAGTTGTTGCAGAAACTCATGTGGCTAGAAAGAGTCAACTAAAATTAAGAGATGATTTTAGAGTAGGTGTTAATGATAATAGTAATGATTTACCAGTAGGAATCTAAAATGGCATACAAATATAGAACAAATAGAGATGAAAAGGTAGATTTAAAAAGAATAGATAGTTCTTTTTCAGATACTCCTAAACTAAATAAAGCCAGACAAATTCGTAGAAATGATGATGTTAAAAATTCAAAAGTTGGTATCTATGATATTGATTTGGCATTTAAGGATTTCTTAGAAAAAGATGTAAAACCTACTATAGAAGAAAGTGGTAAATATATCGCTGTACCTGTAATGTATGCATCTCCTGAAAATTGGGCATCAGCTCAAAGAGATGGTTTTATGAAAGATGGTAACGGTAAAGTACAAACACCACTTATTTCATTTAAACGAAACTCATTAGATATTAATACAGATTATTCAAAACTAAAAGTAGTTACTGATGAAGATAGTACAAAAGCATTTACTAAAAAATATAGTAAAAATAATAGATACGATGCGTTTTCTCAGTTAACAAATATGTTACCACCAAAAGAAGAAAGGTATATCGTTGATGTACCTGATTATGTAAACATACAATATGATTTAATCGTATGGTGTGATTATATGGAAGATTTAAATAAGTTAGTAGAACAAATAGTTTATTTTCAAGGTGGTGCATTTGGTGAAAGATATAAGTTCCAAATCAAAGGTGAATCTTACTCATTTGATACAACCAATGGAGTAGGTGAAGAACGTATAGTTAGAAGTAATGTAACACTAACTGCAAAAGCATATATTGTACCAGAAGATAGAGGAAAGAAAACAATAAATACACAAAAAGTATTCGGAGTATCAAAAATAGTTTGGAAATCTAATCTTTCAAAATAATTTTTTATATTTATATGTATAAGTTAAATTAAAATTAAAGTTATGTCAGAAGCAAAACAAAAAGAAGTAATTAAATTTACTGAAGAAGAAATTTCTCAAATCAAAGGTTTTAGAGAGAATTTTTCACAAATAACAGCCAGATTGGGTGAGATTCAAATAGAGAGTATTATTTTGAAAGCTCAACAAACTCAGCTAGATAATGTTAGAAGTGAAGAAGAAGCTAATTATGTAAAACTTAGACAAGAAGAAATTACTTTGGCAGGTGAATTAAAAGAAAAATACGGAGATGGTGAATTCGATTTAGAGACGGGTATTTTTACACCGGCAGAATAAATATATCGTTTCACAATTTTCTCAGTATTTATTAGTATAATAAACCAAAAGAAATTAATAGGAGAATCAAATGGCAGAAAGAATAGTAAGTCCTGGCGTTTTTACAAGAGAAAAGGACTTGTCGTTTCTACCTCAAGGGATTGGTGAAATTGGAGCAGCATTAGTAGGGTCAACAGTTAAAGGCCCAGCATTTGTTCCAACCAAAGTAGACTCATTTCAAAAGTTTCAGCAAGTATTCGGTGGATTGACAGAAGATTCATATCTACCATATACAGCTCAAGCGTATTTGGAAGATGCAGGAACTGCAACAATCGTTAGGGTATTAGGACAAGATGGATACACTCTTGAAAACCCAATAGCACTATCGATATCATCATCGCATGGTCAAAAGGTAGTAGCTGTACTACACCCAACCACAGAAGTAACATCAGATGTTGATGTATTTAGAAGTAGTTCAGTAGGAGACCACAAAGCGTCAACCTCAGTATCTGCATCTATATTTACATTAGGAGTATCTGGTTCTACATTTACAAACACTAACTTTAGTGCTTCTTTAAATCCAACAAGTAATGATTACTATACTAAATCATTCGGATTTTCACCAAGAGGTGCACAAAAAGGATATGTGTTATCAAACTTTAAAACATTCCAATCAGCTTCATTTGCAACTGGTGAAATACCTGTTGTAACAATCGACTTTGGTAAAGATGTAGATTATACAAAAGCTTATAGTGAATCATCTACACCTTATATCACATCACAAAAAGTTGGTGGAAACACTACAAATTTATTTAAGTTCCATACTTTATCACATGGTACGGCAACTAACTATGAATTTAAAATCGGTATTCAAGATATCAAACCAGCTGGTTCGGTACCTGGTTCTGAGTATGGTTCATTTACTGTAGTTGTAAGACGAGTTGACCAAGATAAGATTGCTGGTTCTCCATTTGTAGGAGTTGTAGATTCAGATATCAGACCTAACTTAGTTGAAACCTTTCAAGGTGTTAACTTAGACGCTGATTCACCAAACTTTATCGCTAGAGTAATCGGTGATAAATACATTACGGTGGATTCAGATGGAAAATTATCAACTAATGGTGATTATCCAAACAACTCAGAAAATATTAGAGTAGAAGTAACAAATGCAGTTAAAAACAAAGGTGTTGATGAATCATTAGTACCATTTGGATTTGCAGCATTACAGAACCCATATGGAAGTAAATTCGATGTACCGAATCCTTCTTATGTATCTGAACAAAAAATTAATCAATCTTATAATCCAAAAAGATTTTGGGGATATGATTTTAATTTCGCAACATCAGATAATAGAAACTTTTTAGCACCAACACCTGATTCATCAACTGCGGTTGTAGGAACAGCGTTCTATTTAGGTGATAACAACCAAGATGCTGGAGCTAATTATCCATCATCAACGGCAGCTAATTCTGGTTCTATATCATTGAATGACCAAGTAACATCAATTAATTCTAGAAAATTCTTAGTACCATTTCAAGGTGGGTTTGATGGATATAAATCAAACAGAATCGTTTCTTTAGGAAATGATATTACTGCAGGAAATACACAAGGGTATGATTGTTCTTCTAATACAGCAACTGGTACAGTAGCTTTCAGAAAAGCAATTAACTCAGTATCTAATCCTGATGAATTTGATATTAATATGTTAGTATTACCAGGTATCATTCACAGATTACATTCATCTGTATCTGTATTTGCTAAAGATATGTGTGAAGATAGACAAGATACATTCTTTGTAATGGATGCATCTGCATGGAGTGATTCAATCTCAACTGCAACTAACGCAGTTCAAGCATTTGATTCAAACTATGTAGCTTCTTACTATCCTTGGGTTAAGATACTTAATACAGATAAAAACAAACCTGTTTGGGTGCCACCATCGGTTGTACTTCCAGGTGTTATAGCATTTAATGACCAAGTAGCCGCTGAATGGTTCGCTCCTGCTGGATTGAACAGAGGTGGATTAACTTCGGTAATTGAAGCTAAGACAAGATTGACTAGAGTTGAGAGAGATGCACTTTACGAAGGTAGATTGAATCCTATCGCAACGTTCCCTGGTCAAGGTGTTACTGTATTTGGACAGAAAACATTACAAGCTAAACCATCTGCATTGGATAGAATCAATGTAAGAAGATTGTTAATTGCTGTTAAGAAGTTTATTGCTTCTTCAACTAGATACTTAGTGTTTGAAAATAACACTGCAGCGACTAGAAACAGATTCTTATCAATCGTTAATCCTTACTTAGAATCAATTCAACAAAGACAAGGTTTATATGCATTTAAAGTGGTGATGGATGAAACCAACAACACTCCAGATGTAATTGATAGAAACATTATGGTTGGTGAGATATTCTTACAACCAGCTAAAACGGCAGAATTTATAGTTCTTGACTTTAATGTACTACCGACAGGAGCAGCATTTCCTGAATAGTAAATAATGTAATAATAACAACTCCCCTAAAATAAATTAGGGGGGTTGATTATTTTTTTAAAAGAACTATATTTATATTAAAGAAATAACAACGGAGAAAACTAAATGGCACAACTATTAGACCCAACAGAAATAATGTTCACATCATTCGAACCGAAGATGTCGAACAGATTTATTATGTACATTGAGGGAATCCCAGCGTACCTAATAAAAGCCGCTAACAGACCTGAGATAACAAACGGAAAGGTTACTATTGACCACGTTAACGTTAGACGATATGTAAAAGGAAGAAGTGAGTGGAGTGATTTAACAATTTCATTGTATGACCCAGTCGTACCATCAGCAGCACAAGCAGCTATGGAATGGGTAAGATTACACCACGAATCAGTAACAGGACGAGATGGTTACTCCGACTTCTATAAAAAAGATATCACATTTAACAGTTTGGGTCCTGTTGGTGATAAAGTAGAAGAATGGACTTTAAAAGGAGCTTACATCCAAACAGCAAAATTCTCAGATATGGATTATACTGGTGAGGATTTGGCAACTGTAGATTTAACTCTTACTTACGATTACGCAATACTACAATACTAATTTACGGATTGTAATAAAAATTGAATATTAAGAAACCCTTACAGAAATGTGAGGGTTTTTTTGTTTAATTAATTATATTTACATATTTATATATGGTTAACCAATATTAAAAGAGTTTTAAAACGAGAAACGTTATGGCAAAAGAAAAATTAACAGACGAATACCAAAGTAATCTTTCCAATGATGAAATGGTGGAACTTGCTAAGAAACAATACGAAACTAAGCAAGTATCCGATTATAAATTTCCAACTGAAATAGTAGATTTACCATCTAAAGGATTAATTTATCCTAAAGATAATCCATTATCTTCAGGTAAAGTGGAAATGAAGTATATGACTGCAAAAGAAGAAGATATTCTTACTACACAATCATATATCAAAGATGGAACAGTATTAGATAGATTATTTCAATCACTAATTATAGGAAATGGAGATGGAACTCCAATCAAATACATCGACCTAACTACAGGTGATAAAAATGCAGTTATGATTGCTGCCAGAGTATTAGGATATGGTAAAGATTACAAAGTAGAAATCCAAGACCCATTTTCTGATAATAAACAAACAGAAACAATTGATTTAACTCAATTTGAATCTATAGATTATGATGGTAAGAATCAAACAGAACTACATAAGAATGAGTTTGAGTTTGAATTACCTAAATCTAAAAGAAAAATTACCTTTATGGCAATGACTGAATCTAAAGAGAGAAAAGTAAAACATCAGGTAAAGGAATTAGAGAGAAAACAAAGAAAACTCAAAGATGCAACATCAAGAGAACTAACTACAAGATTAAAGAATATGATTCTTTCAGTAGATGGTGAAGGTGATACTGCAACAATTAAAAATTTTGTAGATAATGAATTATTTGCATTAGATTCACAATCTTTAAGAGCTTATATTAACGAAGTCGTTCCAGATATGGACTTAAATTATGAATTTGTTTCTGAGGAAACAGGGGAAAGGAGAGAAATGTTACTACCTATGGATGTAACCTTTTTTTGGCCTTCCTCAAAACTATAGAAAACATTTACATTCTCATATATTCGACCTTATCTATCATGGTAACGGTGGTTTCAACTTTACGGATGTTTACAATATGCCGATATGGGTTCGGACGTTTTACATTGGTAAAATAATCGAATTCAAACAGGAAGAAAAGAAAATGAACGATAAAGAAATGAGAAAAGCTAAATCAAAATCACGAAGATAATTAAGAACCCAACTATTTGTTGGGTTTTTACATATTTATATGTACATAAAACTATTAAGGGAAAGCAATGAGTAAACTTACAATTAGAGAACAATTAGAAAATCCTAAGTTAAGGGAAAGTCTTTTAGATAGAATCCTAAAAAAAATAGCTGATAAAAAAATAAAAGCTAAAAAGGGTGAAATAAAAGATTTACTTAAAGGAATGTATGGTTCTGAAGATAAAATACCACAATATAGAAAAGATTTCTTCAACCTATAAATAAAAGGTAATAATGGCAGATAGCGGTAAAAAGCTTAGAGATAACGAAAAAGAAATGCTCGAATATAATAAGAGCCTTTCTGCGGAGTTAAGTAAAATACTCGAAACAAAAGGTAAGATTGGAAAACTTACTGAGGACGAGAGCTTAGACTATGCCATTATTATGGATAAGCTAAAGGGTAGTAAAAATTTAGGTGAACAAATTACCAAACTAACCCAAGAAAGAAATACATACATATCAGAACAAGTCCAATTAGGAAATGATATAAGTGACCAGTTAATAGAACAATTTGATACCGAACTTAAACTATTAGAAAAGAAAAAAGAATTAAAAGATTTAGAAGAACAACGAAAAGAAATAGGTAAAGATTTAGCCAAAGATTTAGGTTCAGCAGTAGGGGTATCAGGAGAATTGGTAGATGCTATAATGAAAATGTCAGTTGCCGCAGTCGGATTAGTTATTCTTAAAGAAATAGCAAGTTTTATTGGTGATGCTGTTAAGAGAATGAAGGATTTGGCCAAAGAGACAGGAGCTTCAGCATCTCAGGCAATGGCATTAGAAGGTTCTATCAAAGGTGCACAAATGTCCTTAAATCCATTTGTATATTCTTTTGAAGAAGTTGCTGCATCAGCAAAAGCACTTAGAGAAGAAACAGGTCAAATCAATCCACCTGCATCATTACTTGCAGATATTACAGAAGTAAACGCATTATTATCAGACCCTAAAGCGGCAACATCATTAACCAGAACACTACAAAATGCTGGAATTGATGCGGGTGATTTAGCAAACGAAGTAAAAGAAATAGGTCAAAGTTTAGGACAAGATGCTGGGCCGGCGATGGAATATTTCGCAGATAATCAAGCATTAGTTAGAACTTTAACAAAAGACCAACTTAAACAAAGAGCTACCGAAGTAATCCAACTGAAAAAGATGGGTATTGATATGAAGAAGATGAAGGATTTAGCATCTGAATCTTTGGATATCGAAAAATCTATGAAGGATGAAATGAAGTTGAGAATGATAACAGGTAAAGCTATCAGTTTCGATGGAATTAGAGCAGCACAAGCATCTGGTGATGCATTGGCAATGGCCAGAGAACAAAAAGCATTAATTGATTCAGTAGGGCCATCATTAGGTAGTAACTTACAATTACAAAGACAGATATCAGATGCAACTGGATTATCAGTTGAAGAAATGATGAATATGCAAAATGCAACCGCTGAAGCTGTAAATAGTGGACAAGAATTGGATTCAGGTCCTTCAGATGCATTAGGTACATTAGGAACTGTTGTAACAGTATTAGCTGCAATCGCAGCAGGTGGTTTAGTTGTATATGGTATTTTATTATTGATGGGAAAACTACCAACACCTAAATTTCTTCAATCCAAAAAAGGTTCTAATCCTATAGCAAACTTTATAGGTAAATTTGGAAGTACCGATGTTCTTAAAGGAGCGGCGGCGATGTTATTAGTTGCGGCGAGTATGTTTGTTATGGCAATGGCGATTTCAAAAATGCCAACAGACCCAGCTCCATACTTAGGAATGGCGGTTGGATTAGGATTAATGTTAGGAGCACTTTATCTTCTTGCTAAATTTCCAACTGCAGATTTATTAAAAGGAGCACTCGCATTAGCAGTGGTTGGTGTATCATTAATTCCATTTGCATTTGCAATGAATTTAATTGGTGATATCAGTATTGGTGCAATCTTAGCCGTAGCCGCAGGAATTGTTATATTTACAGCAATCATATTAGGATTGGGTATGGTAATGTTTAGTGGTATTGGAGCAATGATATTCGGAGCTGGTATATTAGCATTATTAGCATTAGGTGCTGCGATGATTGTATTGGGTGTAGGGATAATTGCATTCAACAAAGGAGTTAGTGGATTAGGTGATAACATCTCATTGTTTGTTGAAAAAATGGGTGAACTAATTGGAGTAACTCCAATGTTATTAGCGGCGGTCATTCCTTTGATGTTATTTGGTTATGCATTAATTCCATTTGCTTTAGGATTATTGATAGCAGCTCCACCGATGTTAATGTTTGGATTGGCAATGATTCCGTTTGTTGCTGGTATAACAGCTTTAAGTGCAGTAATGCCATTATTTGTAGAAAGTTTGGCTAAATTAACAGAACAAGCTCCTAACCTAATTGCGGTTGGGGCGGCTTTTGGTGTATTTAGTGGAGCTCTTTTAGCAACAACGGCGGCGATGATTCCATTCTTCCCAACATTCTTAGCAACAACATTGGGTATTTTAGCTTTAGTACCAGCAATGTTAGTATCATCAGTTGCAACCAATTTATGGTCATTATCACTAACGAATCTATCAAACTCAATTGAAAGATTAATGCCAAATCTAACGGCATTCTTAGGGGTGATGCCAATGATGGCGGCGATGATTATGTTAGTACCAGGATTAATTGCATTATCCGCTTCATTTATAATATTATCAGCATCATTAGTGGCTCTAAGTGGTGGGTTGGCAATAGTAACATTATTACTTCCAACTCTATTTGCTCTTGCATTTGCATTACCATTAATATCAGAAGCGTTAGGTGGTGGTGGAGATAGTGATTCAGCAGGTAGTGATTCATCATCAATGGCTGAAGTTGTGGATGAAATTAAAGGATTAAGACAAGATATACAAAACCAACCGATTATGATAAATGTAGATGGTAAAGTGGTTAGTGAAATAACAAAAGTTCAATCAAGAAAATTAAGTACCAGATTAGCTGGTTATTTTGGGGGATAATAAATGGCATTAAAAGATATGAAATCGGATTTATCTAAATTTAGGATGCCAAAGAAAGAACCTTTGAAATCTAAAGAGAATCTTGGTATAAATAAAAACTTAAATAAAACTCCTTTGAGTTCTTTAGCAGAATCTGCTCCTAAGATTCCACGTTCTCAAACTACATCTAATAAAGAAGGTGTAAATCCTCAAAAAGTTAACCAATCAGAAAAGTTCAAAGGTGAAACATCACCAACTATGGTAAATCAAACTGAAAAGTTCAAAGGTGAGACAAATCCTAAACCAATGAGTTTAGTAGAAAGATATTTAGGGCAAACAGACCCAAAGATGGTTGACCAAAATGAAAAGTTCAAAGGTGAAACATCACCAACTATGGTAAATCAAACTGAAAAGTTCAAAGGTGAAACATCACCAACAGAAATGAACAACTCAGAACAATTCTTAGGTGAAACATCACCAAAAGAGGCTAATAATAGAGTACAGTTCTTAGGTGAAACAACACCAACAGAAATGAACAATGAATCTAAGTTTTTAGGTGAAACGACACCATCTGAGATGAGTGAACAGAGTGGTGAAAAATTCTTAGGTGAAACAACTCCATCTGAGATGAACAATCAATCTAAT